TCACCATCTTCACCATCATTTCCATCTTCTTCGATAGAAGGTTCAGTAGAATTAGATTGTCCTGATGTAGTGTCGTTTTGAAGTGAACCCTCTGACTCTATATCTACTTTTTGTTTTTCTGCCTCTTCTTTTTTCTTCTCTGCTTCTGCCTTGCAGTATTCAAAGATTAACTTAGCAACCTCTAATACTTCCTCAAATGTTTCAGTAAGACCAGTGCGATTCATCAAAAATGTTTCTTCATTACTAAAGAAAGGAATATCAACAAAATTACCAACCTTGTAGTATAAATTGATTCTATCAGCAAGATTGAACTTAGATAGATCTTTACCATCTAACTGAAAAAAGTCATCTTCTGAGAGGTCAGAGTATCCTCTGAAGAAAGTTTTAGATAAACCTGCATATCTTCTCTTCATTAACTTCTCAATACGAGCATCTTCTACAATATTAACAATTGAATGTGATATCTCATTATCAATCCACCACTCCTCATTAGGTGTGTATAATGCGTGTCCAACCTCATGGCAAACTAGAAGATCATATACCTCTTCTCCTGCTCTGTCCCAAGTAGGAAGTGTAAGAACACGACTAGCAACATTGAATGATGCTGTCTCTACTGATCTATGCTCTACAATTAAATCTTCTGTTGCAAGTAATTTAGCTAGTTGTCCTTTAACGTCGTGTTTGATCTGCATGGTGGTTTCTTATCTGATATATCCAGTATACATCATAACCCTATGGTTGGTAGGGTTGAGTGGACACTTTTTCAACTGGTCAGGAAACGATTCGACTAAATCCTTTTACCTTATCAAATTTAATTACACTATTAAACTTATCATGTAGTTCTGTTTTATGAGATATTACAAAAACATTTGCATCTTTAATTACAAAACGAATAATCTTCAAAAACTCATCCGTTCCAAATCCATCAAGTGAACTATCAAACACCTCATCCATAATCAATAGATTTGTATTGACTGAGTTCTTAACTCTTGCAACCTCTCTCCATGTGAATAGTAAGGCAAGGTCAATACGCATTTTCTCACCCTCACTAAATGATGAGTATGAGAAATCTTCATGTATTGGTGATCTTACAGTTTCTACAAACTCTTCATTCAACGTAAAGTTGATATAGAAGTCCATTAATTGTAAGTATCTATTTACCTGTTGATTTATAAAAGGCAAATACTTTTTGATTATTTTAGTCTTTACACCATCGTCTTTAAGAAGAGAATAAGCAAAGTCATGGTATACGACTTCCTCTCTTCTTTCTGATGATTCTTCTAATGTTGTTTGGAGACTTGAATTAAACTCTATTAGTTTTTCATTTTCAGTACTTCTGTTCGCAAGTTGTTCGGTAAATCTTTTAGCTTCTGATTCCAAATCTCTGATTTGTCGTTGAAAACCTGAAATTTGAGTATTGTTTTTAGAAATGCCATTGTTGAGTTTAGAAATCTCCTTTGTTAGTTTGTTAAATTGACGTTCTCTTTCTTGTTCGGACTTGATACTACTTTCTAGTTCTTCGTATCCTTTTCTGAGTTCCGATGCCTTTGTTTCAACGTCACTGATTTTATTTAATCGAAACTCTTCTTCTATATCCTGTGTACAGGTAGGGCAAACCCTATTACCTGTGAAAAATTTATGTTCTTTTGTAAGAGTTGTTACTTTATTAGATATTTTACCTTTCAGATTATTAAGTTTCAACAACTTTTCACTAGCACCAGTTACCTTTTCCTGATCTTCTATAAGACCAGTTACTTCTAAATCTAACTCTTCATTTTGTGTGGAAAGAACACAGATCTCATCACCTAACTTATCTCTTTTCTTTTCATTCTCTGCAATATTAGTTTTTCCCTGCTCCTCCAACTCTTTGATAAAGTTTTCCTGCATGGATATTTTATCTTTAATATTATCTCTCTTTAAATCTAATGCTCTTATTTTTTCTTTCTCTGTGCGAATTTTTTCTTTGATAAGATTATTCATCGCAGAGAAGATACGAATGTCAAGTAAGTCTTCAATCACATCTCTACGATTACTTGTAGACAACTGCATAAAAGGAACAAAACTACTACTTCCCAAGATAACAATCTGAGTAAAAGATTTATAATTTACCTTTAATATGTTTTCCTCTAATATCTTTTGATTTAATCTATCATCTGATTCCTTGTGCATTAATGTTCCATTAACTTCAATATCAAACTTATTTGGTTTGATAGATCTTCGGACAAGATAATCTTTACTATTAACAGAAAACTTAACCTCTACTACACAATCTTTTTCATTTGTGGCATTTACAAGTTGAGACTTATTAATCTTACGAAATGGTTTATTAAACAGAGCGAATGTCAAGGCATCCAACATTGTGGATTTACCAGAACCATTAGTTCCCACAACTAGGTTAGTAGTGTGTCCTTGAAAATCTATCTCACTCCAATGATCTCCTGTTGAGAGAAAATTTTTCCACTTAATCTTTTGAAACGTTATCATTCTTAGGGGGTATTACGAAGTCGTCAGGTGTAATCACAGTATACTTATAATTATACATCTTACATGTCTTTATGGCAAGCTCATCGTCAACTTCTACAACTGCCATTTCTTTTTCATACTTTTCATCATCCTCAAGCATCATTGCATATCTATCAGCATCATCCTCCTCTTCAAATAAAAACAAGACTTTATCTCCATGCTTGTCTTGGACAGCATAGGCACCATCATCTTTTCTAGTTTTTAATGTGAGGATGTACATTACTCTACCTCGCAGGCTTGTCTATAAAGGTCTTTAAAGATATTTTTAATAATATTTTTATCGTATTCAAAATCACTATCATCAATATATCTATTTAAAATTGAAAGTGTATTCTCATCTTCATCAATATCAAACTCATCTCCAACTTGTATATCAAAGTTTTCAATTATTTTTAAATCCTCTACACCTGCACCATATAACTTATCAATAAATTTTTCAAACTCTTTCGGATTTGATTTTTTGCGAACAATAACCTTAACTATCTTAGTATTATAAGGAGTAGCATCAAATAATTGATATGGTGTATCCTCGTAATAAATGTTATGAAATAGTTGATATGGATTGTTAACAGGAGTATGAATACAAGTTTCTGTATCAAAAAAGTGAAAACCTCTGGTA